GGTTTATCGTATCTGAAGAAAAAATAAAATTATTTAAAGTTTCTTTTTGGTAAACTAAACCATCAAAAACAGAATACCAACCCATATCATAAGATGTTTGAGTTAACATAATAGGGATTGTTAACCCTGTTAATAACGAGTCACCATTTGTTCCTCCTGACAACAACTGTGTCATTGAGGAGTATACGTACGTTGTTCCTGTTTCGCAATTAACGTAGGTTACTCCCGTAGGACAACATGGGTCTTCAACATAAATTTCTTCACAATGTCCGGTCCAATTAACAGGAAAAATCTTATTTTTTATATCTTCAAGACCAATTTGTATATAATATCTTTGTTCTTCCATTATGGGTTAATATATTCATACCAGTTTATTGGTGTTGTTGTTCCTACTCTATTACCATTATTATCAATAACAACATATGTAAAATCACTATAGTCTAAATTTACTTCATAATAAAAATACTCGGCAGGATCAAAATTATATTGAGTTGGTAGTATATTTGTTTGTGGTGTGTTTGTCATAATAACATAACTACCCGTTTTACCATTAAAAAATTTTGCTCTCATATAAAAAGTATCTATATTAATAAAATCTCTACTTCTAACCCAATAAAAAAAATAACCTTCTTTATCCCCAATAAAGTCTAACTTAAATTCAGGTTTTTTTATATCCACAAGAGGAAGTGATGAACTTAAAACTAAATTATTTTGAGTTGCTCCCTGTTGTACAGGTAATATTATGGTTAAATAATTTTTTTGTGTTGAGGAATCTTTAGTATCATAAAGATCAAGCTTAAAAAAACTTTTTGTAAATGGTTTTGTGAAATAATAAACTTCATTAACACTAAATCCTTCATCTAAATAAGATGAGTTCCATATATTACCAGAAGAATCAAAAAAACTAAAATCATAATTTATATCAGTTCTATCGTTATTATCGTGTTTTTTATGTGAAAATCTTGCAATTTCAAAATCATTTTCTTTACCTATCACCTCATCAATAGTTTCAACAACAAATTGGTCAATGGAGTCGTCATTACCATCAATATCCCACTTTATTTCAACAGGAATGTTAATAAACGTATCAGTTGGTTTATTTAATATTTTATAATTATTCACAATCATCTATGGTAGGTTCTGCAATTATATTAGGGTTATTTATATTACTTCCATCTCCAATTAATCTAAAAATTATTTGACTATAAGGATAATGAGACCCATTTAAAAATGGGTAGTCAACTCCAAATCCTTCACTATCTTTATACCCATATGGGTAAATATCTCTCCATCTAAAAGTTTGACTTGTTATTGAAAAGTAAGCATAGTCAGGAACTAAATTAATATTTTGATATCCTTCTTCATTTATCGATGTTGAAAAGACTTTTATTGTCATTGGGTGATGTACTTTATAATAATATCCTAATTGATTATTAGGATTTAATAGTGATGGGGATGAAAAATAACTTGGGTTATAAGTAAATTTTTGATATATTGAAGAAATTATTCTTTCTTTTTGTTCGTAGGAATTAAACTCACAAAAATCTCCATTTATAGTATCTCCTGTTGATAAGTTATCAACGTAGTAAAAGATATTACCGTTTGATGTGTAATTATTTGTTGGTATACCTGTATTTGATTGTAAATTTGTTTGATCCCACCAAACACTTGGTTGCCCCCCTTCCAATGGAAGGTTAAACTCATATCCTTCTTTTAAATTTGAGTTCGGTCCCAGAGTCCATCCAAAAAATCCTTTCCACACAAAACTAAAAAATAGTTCGCTAACAGGCCTATTTAAATTATCTCTAAGTCCTTTTATATCTATATTACTATTAAACATTAAATTATAGCTGTCAGATCCTTCTTTTATTGATGTTCTATCTAAACCATTTGGTGTTAGTACCGCCTTTTCAAATTTAGTAACTTTACCAAAAATATTTTTTTCAAAACCAGAATTAACTAAAACTGAATCTTCTATTTTTGTAAGAATTTTATGTGTTCTTATATAATAATTTGAAGTGGTGTCTAACTCATTTGTATTATTAATAACTCTTTTAAATGTACCTGTTGTGTTATTATTAAAGGTTGTACCTGTATATCCTATGTTTTGTACATTAAAAATGTAGTCTCCTGAACCATAATTTTCATTTCCTAATGATGTTATTTGAAATAAATCAACCCCATTGTAGTTAAAATTAAGTTTAACGTATTCTCCAACCAATAGTCCGTGTTTCATTGGACATCTAAAAGAAATAACATCATCTCCAAATAACGTATTGTTTTCAATAATAAATGGGATTCCATCAAAGGATTGCCAAGTCCAAGTATTTGTGGTTAATTCATCGTCAGCATATAATTGTCTATTAACATTTAAATGTGGATAGGTTAAATAATATAACCAATTATAAGTTGATGCGCTTTTGTTAATAAAATTAACATGATTACCTAATCCTGTTGTATAACCATTTACATTATTGTCAGTTCTAATAAAATCAAATTCAAAATATTGTGGAAATCCGTCCCAAGGAGCGGATGGGTTTCCTGTTGTTGTTATCGCATTTGAAATTGAGTTATTATAAAAAAGATTATTTTTAAATGGTACATATGAAGTACTACCACTATATTCATTACTGAATAGAAATACTACCTTAGTTGTTGGTCTAAAAATTGTTGATTGTTCCCTTTCTTTTTGGAAAAGTTGGGCCAAGTTTATTTCTTCTGTTCTATCAAATTCAACTTGTTGTTTAAATGTCTGATTTAATGGTACTCTAATTGCCTCATCAACATTTGAGGAGATTTTGTTTCTTTTAGAACCTAATAATATTTGTATGTTTTCATTATTACCCATTTGTTTCACTATTATTTACATATAGTTTAATAAATCTATCAAGTGCCGTAAAACCATTATTTAACCCAAAATAAAAATGGAATGGTGCTCCAACAACTATAGGATCCGCACCGGGGGCTCCATAAGTTACGTTAACTGTTGTAGGATCAGGTCCTGGTGTAAAGTTAACAATATGACCTTCTTGTATTGTTGTTGTTTTAAAATAATCAGAAGTTAAAAAATCTAAACTTTGATACTTATTTTTGTAAAAACCGCCAGTAGTTGTGAAAGGTGCGGTAAACCAATTATTATTTTCAGTACCAAATATAAAATTTGATGGTGATGTTATTTGCCATTTATAAAATGGAACTTCTTGTGTTGTTGGGTATCCGTAAGTGTATCCAACAAAAGGAGATAAATTATAAGTTTGTATTCCTGGTGTTAATCTTTTTCTTGTTACTGTTTCTTCATTATTAGATTGAAAAAACACTCCAAATATCGGTCTTGATGGTGACTGAGAGTCGTCTCCAATAAACAAATAATTACTTGGGTAATTTTCATTTAAATAAGGAGTTACTTTAAATTCACTATTTGTTGAAATCGCTTGAGCGAAATCTCCGTCAATCCTATCTCCACCTCTAGTACTATTAAAAAACTGTACTATTCCAATACCTTCTCCTTGATTACCGTTTGTTGATATAGGAAACATTTGTTGTATTATAGTTTGATTTAGTAATCTTGAGATAAATCCCATTTGCATTATATCCGAATCATCACTATATGATGTTGATCTTAATTGATTTGCAAAATAACCTTCTAAATTTTCATTATTACAAATTTGATTTATGAACTTATCTTTTGGTCCTAAATCCACTATTGTTGTTGGGCTTTGTAATTGTTTTGTATTATACCCAGGATTATTAACAACCAAAGAAAGTAAATTATTTGGTGGTGTTGGGGATGGTTTTCCGATAAATTGATTTATAAATCTATCCCAAGGTGATGATCTATAGTAAAAACTATTTTGTGCATCATCAAATACAATTGTATCTTTACAATAATTATATGTTGGGTCTGTTATTGAATTAGGTCCATATGTTGATGTTTTATTAAATGAAGGCATATATAGGAATCCGTTTATCCAGTTATTTTGGAAAACTCTTGCAAATACTCCACGACAAGAAGCTAACATTATAAGGTATCTAACTTTCCATTCTAAAAATAATTTAACGTCATCATCATATTGTGATATATATTTTTTATTCAATAAACAATAACATCCTTTTACGACTCTATCGCTAGGTATGTCACAGTTTGTATTAACTGTAATACCTGTTCCCGTACCTGAGTAACATTTTAAAGGGACTAATCCTTCACATGTTAATGTTGATGTAATTCCAGTTACCAAAGGTGTTGAGTCGGCATAATTACCTGTTGGTGGTGTACCAGGTGCTGATATACTAGGGTTTGAATCAACTCCTGACCCTTTATAAAAATAAAAATTACTGTTTTGGTGAAGACCGTAACCTGTTTCAGATGAACTACCGTTTTCTGTTCTTGTTGATGTTGGTATTCTATCACTTCTCATAATTAATCTTGTCTCATCAGAAAAGTTAACAGAACCTGTTAAATATCTATAATAAGCTCTTGAATATAAGGCATTGTACCCGCTACCAGGAGATCCGTAAACATCAGCACCACTTACAGAACTTATAAAATCATAAAGATTTAATACAGTTGGGTTTGGTAATGGTCCAGCTTGTACTTCAGATCCAATAAATGTCCCACCAACAAAGTAATCTTGTACATATTTTGGTATAACATTATTATATGGAACTAATGTATTTAAATTATATGGTGGTGAAGAAATTATACCTATATTATCAAAAAATGGGGAGTTTGGGCTGTATGATCCTGAGTTATCATCTGTTGACAAATAATAATAAGGTAATGTTGATGTGTACCCACTATACTGACCTGGTGTTAATGTGAACGTAAATGATGGGAAATATAAATTATTAACAGTGTTATCTGTTGTGTCATGACTTAACGGCTTAACTACCGTTGGTAAAGGTTGTATTGGTTGATTTAAATAATATTGTCCTGTAATTATAGGTCCAACACCATAAGATGAGTTACCAAAAATATAAGATAAATCATATTCTATTTCTTGTTTTGGCGTGAATGGATCAACACCTCTTGTTAAAATTATAATTTCATAACTATTTCTTGTACCACTTGCTATAGCATCTATGGCTCTACCTGATGAGTAAAATTGTGGAGTTGTTAAAGCACATTCATCACCATAGTAAAAACCAATTTGATGAAATAAATAATTTAATGGGAATTTAGTTGCATCTGATGCGTCAAAATTTGGATTTGTGGTAAATGAATTATATGTGTATCCAGTTATTACTTGGAAATATTCTATATCTGTTGGGTATTCTAAAAAATAGTCTGTTTGTCCCGTGTTAACTAAATAAACATTTGCGGAAGATAAAGATCCGTTAGATGGGTTTGCATAATTAATTACAACAGGTATAGGTGTTACACTATCACCCGTTAATGTGGTACCTGTAATTGCGTTATTATTAAATTGATTTTGTGTTGCCCCTGTTAAGTTAGACCAACCACCCGATAATTTAGGGTCTTGGAAAGTTATTACTTCTCCAATTCCTAATTGTTGTATCATTCCGGCTTTTGCAATTATAACTAAAACTTGATCCTCAAAAGGTTGACTAGGTGTTATTAATGAAGGATTTATTGTTGTTTTAATCTTATTAACACCACTGTTTGGTGTGTTTGAGGTTGAGTTATAAAAATATTTATCTCTCGTGTTAAATTCATTTAACTTTTGTGGATATGTTTCCCTTCTAGGGTAAGCAAAAAACCTTTCATCACTACCTGAACTTAATTCAGCTGCGAATAAGAATGGTTGTGGTGCATGTAATTTATATAAATTTGTCGAGTCTATTAAATCATATCCTGAAAATATTCTTTTATAATCTAATAAAGCCTGAGTTAATACATCCCCTGTTATTTCTTCTTCAAAAACTCTATTAATAAGTGATTTGTATTGAAAGGTGGTTAAACAATAGAAATTACCACAACTATCACAATCTGTATCGTAATCCGGACTTGATTGTGGATAGTTAGGATGTTCCGCTAAAGAATAGGTGGCAGGAGAACTTAAAGGAGCCAAAAAGGTATTATCAGTTGCGGATTCTGCGGGATTACCAGCCTGTGATTGTTGATTATTATATTCATTATTAATTTGTTGCGTAACAGAACTAATATCAAAATCGTCATCAATTCCAGCACTTCCACAGTCACAAGAACAAGCATTACATTCAGGATATGATATCATTGGTAAACCTATTCTTGGGAATCCTTTAAGTCTTACTATAAAAACAATAACAAAAGCAAAAAATACAATATATAATGCCAACTTAAAAACGGCCTGTAGTATTTGCCAAGCGGCTCTAAGGATAACTCCAATGTTAAATACAGGACCTCCAGGTATCGCGGTTGCCGCACTTTCAAGTGCTGATTGTACCGCGTCTATAGTTTCTCTTACTTGTATGTAAAGGAAATATATACATAATATAATTAAAACCCACTTCAAAACAGGCCAAGCCCAAGCAACAAAGTGAGCAACAAATAATAAAACTAATATTGGAAATGTTAATATGTTAAGTAACAACATAGCCAAGAAATAAATGAAGTCAAATTTTTGTATTGCATCATTAACAGGAAATGGGTTATTTTTAGAGATACATTCCCTATCATCTATTTCTTTTATTCCTAAATGTCTTGATCTCCATATACCATTTTTATATCTATCTAAAAACATAGCTGTGGTATAGACCTTGTTGTAATTAAACTCATAAAACCTATCTTCACAATTAATGGCCTCTTGTATCATAGAAGAATCTCCATAGTCATCCCAATCTAAACTAAAGGCATACGATCTAAATGAATCATATGTTGCTTGATCATAAAAAGTAAAATCAAAATCTTGGGTTTGAGATGTATCTACGGCGGTTGAGTTTATGCCTATTACAGACCCTGGTGAAGTTATTGGTATACTACTTAAACTTCCAGTGTAAGGAACCCCATTTATTGTTATTGTTACATCTTGACTATTAACATAAGATTGTAAAATTAAACCTCCTGTTTGTGCGGGTAAGGTAAATGCCGGATTTAAACTTGTTGTTGTACCTGGAACAGAAACTGAAATATTAAATGGTATTCCTAAAGTTGGGTCGGCGTTTGGTGTTGTTGATGCCCAACCATATTCTTTTATATTTGGTACTAAAAAGTTCGCTCTTAAAATTTCATTTTCTATACCTCCATCATTCTGCCAACTTATTTTAAATCTATATTTACCTTTTGTTGGTATACCTACCGTAGGGTCTAAAGAAATAACTTGATTTCCAAATTCATCAGTTACAATATAATCAAGGTTCATAGGGACTTTTAACAAATATGTCCCATCTCCATCTATTATTTTACCCCCTTGTTCTATTTCATAGTTTTCTAATTTTGGATACCCATTACCGTCTACATTTATTGTTTGTCTAATCGCAGATATTCTTCCTTGTCCCGACTTTAGTGAACAAAAAGTTCCAGCGGCTGAAGGTACTCTACAATTTGTTTTTAATGCTTGTTCATCTTGGGTTGTTGCAATAGAACCCATAAATATCGATGTAGGTCTTATTGACAAATTAACTTCTTCTGATAAATCAAAATCTTGTCTTGTTATACCAATAAAACATATATCAGGTTCCCCCCATAATGGTTCTACATTAACTTGTTTTACTAGTGTTATTATTTGTGGTAATTCACTTAAATTATTTGATGATTTAAAACTTGATCCATTAAATTGACTTTCAACCGCAAAACCACTATCTATTAAATCTTGTGGTGTTAAAGAAAAACAACCAATGTTTGAAAGATCGAGATTCATGACAAGTGTTTGTTGTCCTGTTGGTACACCAAATATCATAAAGTCACCACTATCGTTTGTACTAACTGTATACTTATAATATTTATCGTATACTTCAATAACTGATTTTTCTAAAATAACCTCTTCTCTATCAAAAAAACTACCTGTTGGTACATGTCCATCATATTGTGGTGATTTAGGTAATAAATTATACTTATAACCATCCTCATTTTTATTATTTAATGTTTTATATGGGTATAATTCACTTATTATTGGGTTTATCTCATCCTCATTTGTGAGTGGAATAAAAACGGATAATTTTACATTAGCTAAACCAAATCCTCCATTAACAGACACTCTTCCTGCTATTACACCATAATCGGCACATCTTCTTTCGTATATTTCAGCCTGTGTTAATTTTAACGATAATATTTCTATAAAATCAAAATCTTGATCAAACTTTAAATTTACAGATTTATCAACACCTATGTTTGTTCTTATTCTATATGAATGTGGCATTAATTTCTTTTCTTCATAAATAGTTTATTTCCTATTTTAGAAAAATAATCCTTTTATTTAAAAAGGAAATTATCAAGAAAAGGTAATAGAAGATAAATTAACAACACTTACTCTAATATCCTTATTTGGGAACCTAACTTGGTATATTTGTGTTGGTTCAGCAAATATAGTATCTGATATTAATTCTATTTGTTTTGTTGACTGATTTGAATATGGTTGTGATGTTTGTGACGAAGAATATTGTCCCCCAACTTTATTGAAGATTTGTATGTCAGAAATAGATAAAACTCCGTTTTCCCCTTGAACGAGTCTTCTTATTTCAGATACATTAACATTTTCTCCTAATTGTCTTGATGTTGGTGACATATAAGTAGATATAAGATCAATTATTTTAGCAATTATTGATCCTTGACTTTGTGATGAATCTAAAACAACCGATATATCAAAACCTAAATCAATTACATTTGCACTTTCAACTGAAATATAATCATTTATCATTCTATAATTTGATAAGTAATTTGCGATATTTGTTTTTAAGGCGTTTGGCACAACAGAAGTTAAAACACCATTAGAATCATAAGATAAAAGTTTTATTTTTATTTTATTATTTTCTTCCACTATTGATACTTTTGATGGCGCTCCAAATTGTGATGGCATGTTTCTTAAAATTGAGTCATAATCGTTTACAGTTACGGCTCTATTTTGTGAAGAAAAATTAAAAGATACAAAATTTCTTATTTCTTCAAGTGTTGGGGTCCCTGCTCCTCCAACCGCCGCAATTGGGTTTGTACAACTTAAAGAATTAACTGTACTTGTGTTTAGATTTTCTGAAGGTCCGTTAACAAAAAAATTACTTTTTTGTACTTGTGTTATGACCCCTATTCCTACATTACTAGAAACCCCACCCCCAATTCTATATTGAATAAATAAAGTTGAGTTTGATTTTAATGTGTTTCCTAAACCTAAATTATTAACATACTTATTTATGTTTATTGATTGTCCATTTCTTGCAAATTCTCTAAGTTGTTCTTCGGCCGAATTATTACCACCACCAAATGTTAACTTCATAAAACCTTGTGGTGTATATTCAGTAATAAATTTATTACTTGTTGTTATGTATTTTCCAATTTTTATTCCGGGAGCGTCTGAAGGTTTTGATGGATCTTCAACAAAAACTCTATCGTCAACCAAAGCTCTTACTTCATACCATCTATTATTAGTTGATAAAAATTCTTGATCAGATGGTACGTTACTATATTGTGCACCATCTTTAACTATAACACTTGTTACCGCAAGAACATTTCTTTCAGGTAAAAACAACTCAAAAAACGGCCTTACATCGTTAGGTGTTATTGTTCTTTTAAAAACTTTTGTCAAACCATTTAAAACAACTTCTCTTTTAGTGACCGTATAATTTTGTATTATTCCGTTTGCATCTATATTTGGTCTTACGATTCTTGAATTTGGTTGTCCTTCTCCGTTATATTGAGATGAAAAGTCGATATCATATACTGTTTCAAAAGATTGTCCTGCACCATTAACTTGTGTTCCTCTTCTCAATATACCACAATATCTGATATCTTCTTTATCTCCAAATGCTGGAACTACGATTGAAAAATCCACCAAAGAAATTGATGGTCTTTGTCCAGGTATTTTTAATCCATAAGTTCTTGCAATGTTAAATAGTGATGTTTTTTGTTGCGCATATTGTAAAACTGTTTCTTGGATGCTTCTATCTATCTGATAGTTTAAATTATCGGCAACAGCCGCATTTATATCCATCAAAACAGAAAAAACTGAAGCGTCGTTAAAGTTTTGTATTAATTCAGGATAATATGTTTTAACATAATTAACTAATTCTGTTCTTACTCCCTGAAAATCTCTAGTTGTATAAGATATTTTTTTATCTGCCATATTATTAAATATTTAAAATAATAAAATCACTACTTTGAAAGGATTCTGAAGTTATTTTATAATCAATTTTAACTCTTGCGGTGTGTTCTTTTTGTGAAATATTAGGGACAGTAAATTCTCTTTGATCATCTCCATTAATAAAAGATCCTTTATTTTCTAATTCTTCTGATGCATCTGTAATTTTTATATTTGTTATTAATACTCCTGGCATATATTCTTCAACAGAATCTCTTATTTCAGATTCAATTTCTGCAAATGTAGGTCCATCTAATGGTTCAAAAATATATTCATAAAGCCTTGTTCCAAAGTCAGGTAAAAAATATCTACTACCCTTTCTTGTTAATAATAAATGTATTAAATCGGTTCTAACTTCTTCTGACGCATAATCAGTTAAATCTAAAAATTTTCCATTAAAAGAATCTCTAAAAGGAAAAGTTATTCCATATGTTAATCCATTTGCCATATCAAATAAATATATTCTTTTTAAGTTTTATATAAATAAAAAAATCACTGTTATTTCAGTGATTCTTTTAAATTTGTGTTTCCTTTTTGATAAAGTGGATCATAAGGACAATGTAAACAATGATTACCACAGCACTTACCTCTTTTCATATGGTATTCTTCTGTCATAACAATCTTGCCATCAGAATTATAATAAAAATCTTTTGGTTGTAATTTCGGACCAAATTCTCTAACATATAATTGTTGTACCCAATCTTTAGAAGCTCCTACATTCATTTTAATTATTTTTTTCTAAGATTATATAACGCCAACAATATTTGATATGTTAGCGTTATATCGTTACCCCATTTTATTTTCATGATTAAACAATTTCACAAGCCCCTCCAGCACATGCTGCTTCACCTCTAAGATCAGTATTATCTTGTAACTCAACTACTTTTGTAAGGTCAACATCTTTTAATGCCCCTAATAATCTTTCAAAATCATCTTTTGTACAATCCTCAAAAGGTGCTTGTGTGTATGTACCACCATTATATGGTAAAACCGACAATCCATTATAAAACTTACGATTATTCCACATCCATTCACCAACTAATTCCCACTCATCTTCTTTAATTGAGACTGTTGCCGAAACATTATGGGTATTTTGACCTGTTCTGTGCCCACTTTTAATCCATTCTTGTGCAACTTTTTTAACTCTTTCTAACATGTTAAAAACAGATTCATATCTTAAAATTGATCCTTCAGGTGCATGTTGTGGTATTGTAATTACCGCAGTATCATGTGGTCTAAAATATTCATCTTCAACAAGTTCAGGATGATTAATGGCTAAATAAGAATAAATTGCTTCATTTTTTCCAACACGTATTCTTCTTAAATAGTAATCATTATGCCAAGCATGAATTCCTGATGAGGTTCCCAAAACTAATGACGAAGTTCCTGATGGTTTTACTGTTGTTGTACGTGCGGACTTATTTATTCCAATAAGTTCAGCAACTC